GGCGGCGCTGCGGGTTCGCCCGGTTGCTGATGCTGCATCATCGCGCTGCTGACATCGCGCATAAGGTTGTTGATTTGCTGCACGAAAGGGGCCGCGGCCGGATAGGACTTGGCGATCCGGCGGAGCATAGAGACGACGGTGAGAATGTCTTGCGTGCCCGACTGCATCGCAGGGGACGGAGTTGCAGGCGCAGGCGAGGAAGCCTGCGGCGACGTCGGAGTCCCGCCCTGATCGTTCATATCCGGGGGCGGGGCGAGAGTAGGGGCGCTCGACATTCATCTAGACTTTCTTGTGCGCCTGCTTGGTGGCTTTTTTCGCGCCACCGTGGCCCAAGTTCGAGGGATTCATGTCGGTCTTGAGCGTCAGCTTGCGGGACTTCCCGCCGAGCTTCGCTAGGTTGCCCATGAACCCGCCGGATTTCGACTTTCCGTATGCCATCTGATCCTCGCTTCGTACGTTGAGATGGAGGGGGACGCGGGCGGCGAGCGTCCCTATCCGGGTTTAACCCTTACTCGGGGACCGCTTGTCAGACTCGGGGGAGTCGAACAGCGCTCTGCCGGGCTAGGGACGAGCTACTTTTTGTGCTTTTTGCGCCGGTTGGCTACGCGCTCGGTTTCGTTGGTGTGCATGGTTGGCTCCTCTCAGGGCCTCTGGCCCGTATGGTGCGAAGCACCCAAATGCAAAAAGCCCGCGCCTAGCAGGTCCGGAATCCGACGTTCCGGGCGATCTGCCAAGCGCGGGCCTCAAGACTTGCGAATCGCGCCGTCAGCGACTCGCGTCAATTTGGAACCCTTCGCAGTCTGGACGGTACTAGGCTAGAAACGGTATTGTCAAGAGAAATATATTTTTAGTGTAGCACCCACCACAAAGACAGCACACCCGCAATGATACACGGTACGACAACCACGATAAGAATCCAGATATTGTGCATGTATATCTCCTACGTGAAGTCTACTTTGGTCTCTTCGCGAAAGCGGATCGAGCCGACGCCGCCCTGGTTCACATCGATCATGAGCGTGCCTGTTGAGTGCGAGGAACGCAGCAGGCGCAAGACGTAGTTGAGATCGGACGAGGAGGGAAAAGCGCGCTCACGTACGAGATGATGCGATTCCGAGACGTGAGTTGCGGTCGCGCTTTCCGGGTTGGTGGGATCACGTGCGGGGGGCGAGGATAGTTTGGACGATGCGAGTTGCGTCATTTGCTAGTCGTGATCGTGCTACGAGTATTGTTGTCCTTCGACTTGAGTTGAGGCGGAGCGGTGTTCGAGTTGGGACGGCCCTCGGGATTGCCTTGGCCTCCGGGGCCGGGCGCGCCGGGCTGCTGGAGACCTTCGGCGCCTGCGATCTGCTGCATCCGCGCCGCGAACTCCAGGTCCATCTCCTGTTCCTGCTTCCAGCGCTCCATGACCGTGTTACCGGGAATATCGCCGTAGTTCGGGACCGCCCAGGACTCGGCGATGGTTTGTGAGTCGATCTTGACGCCCGCTTTGCGGAGCTGGATCAGGCCGAGCTTCATGACCATCTGCGTGAGTTCGTGCAGCGAGCCGGGCGTGATGAAGAAGCGGAGATTGTCGGCGAAGGTCTTGGCGCGCTGGATACGGTCTTGCGCGGAGGGACGGTCAGGATCCTCGCCCGCGACGTGCGACGGGACGATAGACGAGGGATCGTAGTCGAAGACTTCCGGCGCGACGCCATCGGCCCCGACGATCTGCATGATACGCGGGGTCGTGTAGTATTGCAAGATAAGATACTTGACCATTACGCCAAGATCGCGCATGGGAGGTTCCATCGAGCGGGACATGTCCTCGACGATCGGACCAGAGGCGCGCATGGCGTCCTGGAGGTCGTTCATCGTGCCGCCCGAGCGGGATTGGTCCAGCGCGGCGACTTCGTTCAAGGCCATCTGCGAGTCCATGGCTTTTTCAAGGAGCGCGTACATCTCCATGGATTCCGGTTCGATGCGGTAGACCTCGGGAGGCACGACGGGCTTGAATGGCTCGCCGTCGATGGCGGTTCCGTCGAAGGAAATGCGCGCTTTGGGCATCATCGGATCGAACGCGGCGGCTTCCTTGCGCGAGACGGCGTTTGAGTCGAACGCCAGCGGAAGGTTGAGCTGCGCGCGGATTTTGTCCATGTTCCCGCGGATGATTTCCTTTTGCGCTTCGTTCAGCTCGAATCCATCGTGGACCATCGAGAACCCGAGCGGCTCCCAGGGCCATTCGTCCGGGCAGAAGGAGATGCCGGGGAACATGCCGTGCCAGTCAAAGGACGGACCGTCGTAGAGCTTCACTTGGTCAGAGGAAATCAGGCAACGGCGGCGCGGGTAGAGACGCGCGTCGTTCTCGTCGGCCTTGCGGTAGGTCATGGTGCCGGAACGAGAGTCGATGCCCATCGGGATGTCCTGACCGACGAACGGGACGGTGTAGGCCCAGGTCGAGCCGGGTTCGCCCATCGGGATCGGCGCGCGCGTGGTGTTGATCGAGAGGTCGATCACATAAGTGTAGCGGATCGGCACGAGGAGATCGGAGAGTTCGGCGCTAGCTTGGTCCCGGCGCGTCTTGCCGAAAATGCGCTGCATGAGATTGCCTTGGGACGCGCGGCGCACGCCGTCGGAGGAGTACCAGTAGCGCGAGGCAGAGGGACGCAGGCGGTTCTGAAAGGACGGGAACATCCCGTGGGCCATCGCGACGGGCATCTCCTCAAGGATTGTGACCGCGTAGGCCGACTGCCAGTCGCCGGAATGCGGGAGCTGGAACGGGACGACGCACGGGGAACCGTAGGTCAGGAGCTTGATGTCTCCGCGCCCAGTGCCGTACATGTCGCGGCGATATATCGGACGCACCCAGCCCCGGCAGGTAGCGGCGGCGTACTGGAGCGCTTCTTTGATGGCGCGATCAGCGAAGGCTTCGAGGTACCACGCCTTGGTCACCTGGTTCATCATCTGCGCCTGGTCTTTGTATGCTTTGTTGTCGGAGTGATAGCCCCACATCGGACGGAGCTTGGCCATGGTGCCGACGACCTGGCGGAGATTGCGCTTGAGACGGTTGGTGTTGACGTGCGAGCGGTAGGCGGCGGTGGTCTGGAGCGTGTCGCGGCCGGAGATAGTGTCGAGGGCTTTGCGGAAGTCGCCGTAGCCGCGCTGAGATTTGATCCAGGCGAGGCCTTCCTCGGTGACGGAATTCAGCCATCCGATTATGTGTGCTTCGCTGGTGGCTGCCGGCGGACATTGCCACTCGTGATACTCGGGAGAGGTGACCTGGTCGGTCATCAGCGTATCGCGAAGTCCATGGCTTCTCTCCAGGTCTTGAACTGGTACGCGAATGGTCCTATCTGCGCGACCCAATAATAGTAATCAAGTACGCTGTATCGATAGACACGCAGCTTCCAATTCATCATCAGCCGATCCTATCAAGGTTGACTGTCTCTTCGTCCACGCCGCGACCGCGCGGAGTATCGTTCTCGCGCGCGTGCAAAAACATCGTGCGTTCCATGAAGCGCTGCTGGTACTTAGCGCGTTTCTCGTCGCGGAGCTGGAGGTAGAGTTCAATGAACTCACGCTCGTAGGGCGTCGTCGCGCTGCTGACCATGCGCGTGCGCAGAGAGTCCTCAACGGCTTTGCGCTTGCCTGCGGTGAGGGTTTCGTTGTAGAGCCAGTCGGCTTCGGTCGCGCGCATTTCCTGTTCGATCAGGCGGGACTGGAGCTTGTCCACTTCGGCGAGCGTGCGGGCTTCCTCGCGGGAGTGACCCGGCGGGGTAGCGAAGGACGAGTAGGGCGCCAGGACCACGTAGCCCTCGGGACGGCGGGGGTCGGTGTGGTTGACGAAATAGATAACGGGTTCGAGCGTGCCGAGCGTTCTCATGGCGTCCTCACCAGTCGGGTGTCAGCGTACAGTATGTCGTCGAGCGTTACAATGTTTCTATCGCGCATCTGCGTCGAGGACACCACTTGTCCGCGGTAGTCGTCGAAGTCGATAGCGGGCAGCGAACTGCTCTCGGAGATACGTTTTTTCGAGCGGCTGGCGAGCGTGTCGGTGTCGTGCGGGCAGAAGATAGCCATGGCGGAGGCAAAGATGCGGTCGTCATGCGCGCCCTCTTCGTGTTCGAGCTTCTCCTTGCCAGTGGAAGTCACGTGGACTTCGAAGCGTTTCATCTCTTCGATCAGCCAGGGCGAGTTGATCTCAGCCCACCCGTTCTGGGCGCAGTGGACGAAGTTTCCAGTGAGCAGGGGACGCGACCAGCCGTAGGTGTACCAGCCGCGCTTGCCACCGGTCTTTTTCGAGCGCGCGATGCGCTGGAGTGAGGAGTCGTAACGGGACATGCGATGGAAATTATGGTAGCCCATTTTCTGCATCTGGACCTGGCAGGTGTCCCCGACGGCCGCGACTTGCTCGATGGACACGTAGGGCTGGCGCCAGCGGGTCATACCCTGGTCCATGAACTGGCCGTAGTAGGCGGCGATGCAGAGTACGAACGAGAAGGCTTCGACGTGGTTGACATAGGGGGAAGCGAACTCGGCGCACTGGATGTCGACCGAGCCGGCGGTCCCGACTGACCACACGGAGATCACCGTAGAATCCTGGCCCTTGCCCTCGGAGGTGTCGACGCCGATCGAGTAGGACACGCCGGGACGCGGCGGGTGGAAGACGAAGAGTTTACCGATGGCGTCCTCGGGATCGGTCTCGCGCAGGGGGGCGGGGAAGCGCAGGGGGACGAGGTCCCAGCGGTAGGTCTCGCCTTTCAGTGAGGAGAATCGAACGGGGATGCGCTCGGCGGCGTAGTCGATGTCCTCTGGAGGCGGCTCGTGGGCGTCTTCGATGGATTGTCCGGAGAGACCGTACGCGCGGTAATCCGTGACGCGGCGCGTGTCGATCTCGGCGATCGTCTCGTGCCCGAACACGCTTTCCGTTGAGCGTTGCAGCGCCTCTTCGTCGTCACCGGCCATCTCCTGTAGGAACGAGGACTCGATATTCTTCTTCTTCGCTTCCTTGTGGTTCACTTCCCAGAACCATTGCTGCTCGCGCGGCATGGACCAGCGCCCGTTGCGCAGGGGCCAGCCCCGGCGGACGAACTCGGCGGTCAAGTGCTTCTCAAGCAAGGGAGTCGAGCGCACGTAGAGTTCCGCTTTGGCGATGTGCAGACGAGTGTCGCGCTCCGGGACCCAGCCGTCGGGGATTGGGCGGATGGCCATCCATGCGGGCTTCGGGTAGATGTCGATGCCGCAGTACCACGGCAGGAACATGGGATACATGCGGCAGCGCGGCCAGTTGGATTTCGAATAATACCAGGTGTCCGCCCACCAGCCTTGATTCGAGCGGCCCGTGGATTCAAGGATGCCGAAGACCGCAGGGGAAGCGTGCACCGCTTTCCAGAGGCCCTCGTCGATCAGCATCACGGCGGCGTCGCCGTAGAGCGCGACCTCGGAGAGATGGTAGATCGTGGGAGTAGAACCGGTGCCGATGCCGAATTTCTGCGAGCCGTGCTGGAAGGTCACACCAGAGGCCATCGAGCCGAACAGGAGTTTGCCACGCGCGGACTCGACGCGCGAGGTGTGCGTGGGACGCAGCCAGCACGGGAGCATGTCGTAGCACAGCAGCATCATGCGGGACATTTCGCTGGTCTTGCTTTCGTCTGCGGAGCCGATGACCGAGGTCACGCCATAAGCGAAACAGCTACGGTGCGTAATGAGTAACTCCGAGAAGATCGACATCCCGAGCTGGCGGGCCTTGAGGATCTGGATTTCGACAGCCGCGTTTTGTTCTTCGAGATCGCCGATCACATCGAAGTAGATACGCTGCGGCACGCGGAACTGGAAGCGCTGGACGACGCCTTCCTCGCTGCGGAGAAAAGCGTAGCGCGTGAGGAAGTAGGCCGCGTCGCACATCACGAGGGCTTGCTCGTTCTGCATCCAGTGGGCGTCGGCGGCGTCGAGAGATTGGGTCGCGCGCGGGTTGCCGGATTCGTCGTAGAGATACTTGCCGGTGCGATGGAGGTAGGCTTCGAAGGCGATGACTTCGTCGACCGACTTGTACTCGGGCGTGAAGCCGAGCGTCGCGCGGACGTCGTCGAGGCGTTCGGCGACCTTAGACTGGGCGTACATCGGTCAGGTCCATGTAGGATTCTATGAACACTTGCGCCTGCGGGATGACGAGCGCGTTGCCATAGCCCCGCAGTCGTCCCATGCGGGCGGGTACCCCATGAGCCAGCGGGAATGTGCCGGGTTCAACTGGCCTGCTTTTTCCGTCGATGCAGGGGAGCCAGGCGGAGCGAGACCACATACTTGCTGCGAAAGTGGAATGCCTGTGTCCGTCGGACGTGGAGGGTTCGTTCCCCGCGAATGATCCTGCGCCGTCGGAGACACCCATCCCTGCGTCCCCGCTCCCGTTCCGTTGTGATTGAGAGTCGGCCACCCAGTAGAGTCTCTGCCGGATGTGCGGAGCGCCGACGCCCGCAGCGCAGGTATCGCACG